GTTAATAATACTGGGTTTGATGATGTTGGTGACGAAGGTGATACTGATTCGTAAGGTTCACGAGGGTAATGCTTGTATATAATCGCTCTAGCCTCATTATGTATCGCTGAACCTTTTGTTAAATATCTACGCCCTTTAGTTGGTGCAAAATATACTTTTGCTGTTTGCGCTTCAATACTCATTTTATAATCCCTTGTTAGTGTTCTAATTCGATAATTCTAGCTTTTACAATCACTCTTACATCATCAGACAGTACTATCTTTTCATTCGCCTCTGAGCAAAAACCATTGAGTGAACATCGTAAATTGTAAAGTTCATTGTTATCCCGTTTGATTTTTCTTAACTTAATTTCAGCCTCGGCAATGCTAAAGCCTATATCCTTTTTAAACTGCTTTTCTATTTCCATTTTATTATCTGTATACATAATTAACCTCTTTGGTATCCGCGCTGTGCTGGCATGTTTTTAGCTTCTTCTCTTTGGGTCATTTCTGCAACTTCCTGAACGCTTAACGCCCCAAAACCGCCCGACATTTTTGAAAGGTATATGGTTCCGTTTCCGTCATTGTGTCGGTCTTTAGCGATAATCAATTCTGTTACGCCTTTTAGTTCAGTGTCGGGATCTAAAACCTCTTGACGATGTACAAATAAAACCACATCTGCATCAGCCTCAATCGAGCTTGAGTCTTTAAGGTCGCTCATTACAGGTCTGCCGCCCTTATCCATTGCTCGACTACCCTGCACCAGTAGTAAAATAGGTGTGCCCATTTCTTTTGCTAGGCTTTTAAGTGATGAGGTTATTTCACCAATAGATATTGTTAAACTAGCTGCTTTCGGCATAGCCATCAAACCAAGATAATCAACAACAATCAGCCCAATATAGCCCTTTTTAGCTACATGCCTACGCACCCTTGCGCGTATCTGACCAACTGAAAGCTTTGCATCTGTCTCAACGTAGATGTTACTAGCATTGACAGCGCCCATGCCGCTAGTTAATCGCCCCCAATCTTCATTGTTAAGACCTTTTCCGCTTCTGATTTTCTTGGGGCAAACGCCTGAAGCCTTAGAGATAAATCTTTCGTAAACTTGCTTGTCGCTCATTTCCATAGAGAAGAACATGCAGTTTTTCTGTGCGTGACCACCTACATAGTCCATTATCGTCTGAGCTAATAACGTCTTACCCATGCTAGGACGCCCTGCAAGCACAATTAAACCCTCTAAATCAAAACCTGATAGTCTTTCATCGAGTTCAGCTATTCCTGTCTCTAATCCGCTTATAGCGCCCCCGCTTTGCACTCGCTCATCAAGCTTGTTTAGCCAATCATTACCGAAATCTGAAATGTGACTCGCCTCTTTCCCTGTGTCTTTTGATGTAATTGACTTGAGATTATTTTCTATCATCTCGATTAGCTCGCTTGGCTCAAGGTTTTCAGAGTGTTCAATCGCCTGTTGCGCTGTTCTGATTATATCTCGCTTAATCGCTATCTTGTTTACAATGTCCACATGAACAAGTGTAAGGGCTAAGCTAGTTACTGAACGCGGTAGCTCAGATATATAATAATAACCACCTGACATAGCTTCTGTGCCGCTAGCTTTTAACCTCTCGGTCACTGATATTGTATCGACTACCTCTTTACTCTCGGCCATTGTTTTTATTGCGTCAAATATTACGCGATGGCTTTGCAGGTAAAGCGCTGATGAATCCATCATATCCAGTGCTTGTTTCGATGTGCTGTGATTGCAGTCAGTTAGTAATGCACCAAGTATCGACTTTTCAGCATTTAGATTGTTAAGTGGTTCTTTAAGCATTGTCATAGTTCCCTTCAATTATTTTTAGTAGGTTGGCTTTGTTGATCACGAAATCAAAACTCATTGACCAACCGTTAACTTTCCCCATAAGGTAATCGCTTTTTGCTGCATGGCAAAATAAACCCTTCCAGTTTTCAGCGCTGTCAAAACCAAACTCTTTTTTAAATTCGGTAATACTTGCTGATATATGCGACTTTCTTTTCTGGCTAACCTTTACCACTTGAGGCAAGTGAGGGAAAACTTCATTGTATGCATCAGCTATTTGCTGATATATGTCTTTACTATAATTATCACTTTTATTCTTTGTTTTATTCTTATTCTTATTATTACTATCTGCTACGTTTGCTACCTCTTGCTTGCATTTGCTAGCATTTGCTACCTTTTGCTTACCTCCTTTAGAGCCAGCAATAGCACGCCTTTCGCATGTTTTGATGTATTTCTCATCATCCCTAATAAACTGGTTTTTGAATGGTGAAAACGCTATTTTTACTACACTATCAAGCGGGAATTCTTCGTTATGTTGATAAGCTTTTATAGCTTTAAATAACACTCCTGCTTGTCCGTTGGTTAAATCATCCAGTATATCTAAGCTGTCTATATGCAGTAAGAATGATTTTTTATTTGTAGTCATATATAATGGACCTGTCTAAATATTAATAATTTGCGCTCTTGCTGGGGCGCTTTTTCATTTCTAGCAAACCATAAATTTTGCGTTATAAAGCTCGGTCTTCACAAGCTTGGCGACAGCATCAAGTGTCATAAATTTTCTAGTTCCACCTCTTGCTAACTCTAAAGCACAATCCATCTTATTAGGCTTGTCTTTGTATTCTTCCTTTAGCGCAACCAAAGCCCACCCTTCACCGTAACTAGTAGCCATAAGAGTTCCTACTGCTTCGTATTCCACTAACTTCTTTAATTCTTGTAATTGCATTTGTAAACCCTTTATTAAGTAAGTGAGTGAACAATAACGCATAATACTTAATACGTCAATATATATTTAAACAAACAATATTGTATTTTTGTATTGACACATTAAACGGTGGTTGCTAAAGTTAGTCTCATCAACGCAAACAACTAACGGGAAATGATTATGAAAACAAGAAAGCAGTACGGCACGTTTGAAAAGTACCTGATGGAAAATGAAAGTGAATTGATGGACGAGTATAAATCGAGCCATGATGATTTGAAGCAGCTATACGAATACCCCAGCTTTAAGGATTTTTGTGTAGGAAAATGGCAATGGCTTAATTAAATAACAGCTACCTTATGTAGCTCAACAAACAAAGAGAGAATGACAATGAGCGAACCAACACAAGAAGAAAAAGACATCGAAAAGCGCGAACTAGAGTTGATAGAGATAGCAGCTAAAACACGTAAGTTAAACGAAGACAAATAAGGGTGAAGAGTGATGTTAAATATAAATGATTTTAGAAGAATTAAGCCAGTTGATAGTGTGGATGATTATGAAGCAGGCGCAACTGAAGAGAAAATAAACCCAGTAGTGGGTAAGGAGTTTCTTAATAGCATACTGTCACTAGTTAGCGATACTTGGTTATCAGTAACAGAGGTTGCAAACGCCACAGGCAGAAGTCGATCAGCGGTACATAGCCGATTGTATAAGCAAGAGGCTATAGGTACTGTTAAATCAATTCCACGCACCGTTGCTGGCTCAATTAGACCGGTATTATTTTACAAAGGAGTTAATGCAGCATGATTTTAAACGCAAAGATTATCTATAAAATCATGGGTATCAAAGAAAAGAAACCCGCGAAAGTCAAAACTAAAAGAAAGCCTAACGCACCATCTGAAAAAGCTATCAGCGCTATCTGGAACTGCCTTAAAGATAACGGTCTAACGTCATCAAGTGACATGATAGATAAAACCGGATACAGCACAACAACGGTGTTTCTTGTCATGTCGTTGCTAGAAGCCTCTGGCGAATCATTTAGAAATACTGGCCGAGGGATGAGCGTACATACTTACTTTGGATTGTCTGATAAGGGGCTTGCAAATGTTAGATAACGACATGCTTACACTTAAAGAAAAGCACGAGTACGAAGCTGAGATTGAGCAGCTCAAGGAGAGGTTGCGCATTATGTCCGCCAATCATTCAGACGTTAAGTCTAAGTACTCTAGGTTGCGTGTTCGTTATGATGAAATGATAACTACTAGGACGGACTCAGCTAGAGAGCTCATAAAAAGAAGGTTCAACGGTGAGAAAATGCGACTACAGGAAATAGCAAACAAGTCAGGACTTAGTTACTTTACGGTCAGGAAGTTATCTAGCGAGCTTGTTGCTTAAATTAATTCGGTGATATGTCACTGGTCCAATCTGTTAACTGTGACTTATGAGTTATAGTTAGCTTACTTAATTAATGGAGAGAATGAAAAATGAAGCTATCAAAAGAGAATTTAAAATTGGCGGGTGAGTTGTTTTGTAAGTGTATCGAGTTAACTACAGATAGAGATGTGTTTTCTGCTTCATTAGAGTTTACGAGTTATGTTGATAATTACCATTTAATCATATATCTAAATAATTCTAATAGGCCCGCTGTGAATGAGGAGTTCAGTAGCGGGTACACGGATGATAATAAGCATTTTGCAATATGGTTAAGTGATATGTTAGAAATACTCATTAATGAAAAATCAAAGTCTGATATTTTGAACGCACCTGAAAATATTGCAGCAACTAAAGAAAAATTAAAGCAAGAAAAGATTGCTAGACTAGAAAAAACTCTTGCTAGCTTGAAATCGTAATGACCACCAGTAAAGCGATGCGTGAGCTATTAGAGCGCAAAGGTGTCGCCGTTACTGGTGATGCTAAAAAGGATATGGCGGCAGCTAAAAAGCTAAAGCCTGACTATAAAGAATATTTGCGAGGGTTTAACAATGGACTATAAAAAGCTTTTGTATTTAGATATATCAACACTAGTAGCGATAGTGTGTATATGTGTTTGTGGTTTTAGTGTTTATTTTTTAGTGGGGTGAGTTATGAGAGAATTAACAGAGTTTGATAAGTTTTACATGTGTACCGAATCAGTAAAGTCCAAAGGGTCTCACAGTATAGATTGCCGACTAGGTTTGTGGGGCGTTACCGCTCCAACGATTGAGCAGGCAGTTTCTGAAGCTAAACATTACTTTTTGCAGTATCTAGCGGATGGTGAGTATAGCTCTATCGTTGGCGGTATGAATGTGGTCGAGACGCTTTTACATAATGAGCGTAAACAGTGATTAAGGATTACACGCTAAAGCTATCAACCAGCACAGTAGCTATCAATAAGATAAAAGAGATAGTTAGCGCTAACCCTAGTCAAGATTACACGCTTACGGTAGTTGAGAAAAGTAAAGATAGGAGTATCAACGCCAACAACCAGCAGCATTTGTGGTACGGCCAAATAGCAAAGCATTATGGAGACCGTACAGCGTTAGAGGTTAAAAACTTCTGTAAGGATGCGATAGGGTTGCCGCTACTTTTAAATAGCTCTAAGCATGGTGATAAGCTCGAATTTCTACTATGTAAGCTTGATTACTATCGGCATAGTCATGAAAGTAAAATGAAGTTAGTGCAGTGCTTGGAAGTTACAAGTTTATTTAATACCGCCGAATCAAAACAGTATATGGAGCAAATGATATTTTACTGGAATGATAATGGCGTACCGATTAAGTTTAAGGATTGATTATGTTTAAATTCCCACTACACAAGCAGATTTACGGTTCGCTGCTAGTTGTGATTGTTCTTTGTGCGCCGCTAGCGTTTAGTGCTTATTATATTGTTAAGGAGTTTATGTATGGATAAGTTAAGTAAACAAATATTAAGACAATCTATGATGCACTCAATCTCAGTAAGTGCAGCCCAAGCAAGTGCGTTTAGCGACGATGATGTTTACTACTTAAAGACGAAGAACGCCTTTCGTGGTGGTAGTCGCGGCAAAGGCGGTAAAATTAAGTATACGAGGCGGTAATGACAACTCAATGTATAGGTGATTGTGTTTTAGTGTTATGCATATCAATTGTTATATGTATGATTTTGGATAATTTTAAAGGTGATTATGATGGCTACTAAACCAGCAAACGCAAAGCAAAAGCAGTGGATGAAAGATATAGCTGAATGGGCAGAAAATAACATTCAAATACTTTACGGTAACGAATGGTCAAACAAGCCAATTCAGCTTCATCATGTACTTGGTAGAAGCGCTAAACACAACAAGGTAGCTATTGGTCATGAGTTTGTATTGCCTGTGCCGTTTGTATTGCACGACGTAAGCAGTGACCACCCCAGTAATGTTACTCATTATAAGCATAAGTTTACCGACAAGTACGGCAAGCAACGCGATTTATTTCTACAGATGATTGAAGATATGCGCGATTATGGTTATGAGTTACCACCTTATGATGTATGTGAATCCATTAGGGGTACAAGCGCATGAGTAAAATAATTATTGGTATTGACCCAGATTCGAAAGCGCATGGTGTAGCTGTCTATATGGACGGCAAATTAACAGGATTAAACTGCCTATCACTTGTCGATATTGTAAAAATGATACCGCAATGGCAGGAGCTAGATAAGGGCGTAGAGTTTCATGTTGAAGATGTTTGCGCTAATAACGCTGTATTTATGAAGCCTAAAAAAAGCTACTCAGGAAAGGATTTGGCGGAGGTTAAAGCGAGGTCTAGAACTCTTGGTATGTGTCAACAAGCACAATCAGAGCTAGAAGTATTTTTAGCTAGCTTTTTAATATTCCCCGTTAAACATAAAATATCTAAGATGTGGAAAAAGGATAGAGCACAGTTTGAAAAGATTACAGGCTGGAAGGGTCGCAGCAATGAAGATACGAGGTCAGCTGCGTATTTCGGCTGGTTAGGGTGTAAATAAAAGCCATGGCGGTATAGATAGGGATAACCCCAGAGTTGAAGCTGAGGTTATCGAGTTAACCGCCTAAATCAAAAAGGCGGTATCTTCATGTCAATCTAAACCAGAGTCCATCCGCCACCACTTATCTTAAGTCTATTATCGAATAACTCAGAAGAAGTACCATTATCAAGAACGAGTCTTACCGTTGGATCTTCAACTGTCTCACCAACAACCTGTGCTCCTGCAGGGCCGTTGAGCCAAACCGTTTGCTGTGTTAGTCCCTTCATATCCCAAGTGTTATTCATTTGCTTGTAATTACCTGCTAAGCTGGTTACATCTGCGAACTGAGTTCCAGCAGCCCATGAGTCATCTAAAATAATATTATTGTATTTGAACTCGATATCATCACATGCAAATATTGACTTGGCCGTAACGTTTTCAAAGTCATTTCTTAACACTCTCAACTTGCTTGAGCTGGTTGTTACTTGAAATCTAACGCTGCCGGTTATCTTGTTGGTTTTAACAAAAAGGCCGTTTATTTGGTCTGGTAGGTTTCCGCTTGGCGGACCTGCAAAATCTATTGAGAATAGTGTGTTACCCTCTATTATTAAATTTGTAAGGACACTTGATGCACCTAGTGAATATATATTATCAACTACATTGTTTGTTATCTCACTATCAGCAAGGCCTGTTCCAATCCATATAGTGGAGCCAACACCCTCTATTTTATTGTTATCGACAAACGTCTTATCAGAGCCATTACCTAAGAATAAAGCGCCTAAAGAACCGTTAGCATCTTCTATTCTATTATGATGGAATCTTATGTTGTGCGTTTCTTCTCCAACTCTACCGCCTAACATTACACTTTGGGAGTTAGAGCCAGGAACATTGGTAGTCCTAACAAATACGTTATCGTAAATGTCAGCATCTGTAAGCGAATGTATTTTGAAACAACCGCCTCCTCCTGCTTGTTCGCCATAGTTACCGTAAAACTGTAAATCTTTACTAGCTACTTTAGGGAAAAACTCGAAAGGTAAGCTAAAGAAGTTTCCGCCGTTAGGGTTGGTGTTAAGTGCTTTGTTATTTCTAACTGTGCAATGGTTGAAGCCGCTGTTAACACCACCCATACCTAAAAAGTATTGTCCGATACCTACCGAAACACAATCTTCAACTATTAAGTAATTAGCAAAACCTTCAAGTAATATAGCGTTCGTAGCATCGATAACATTTGAATTTATAAACCTAAATCCAGCAATACGAATACGGAACAACGAGCCGCTATCAAATCCCATATAAAAACCATTGTTTTGAGTTCCTATAAGGTCAATAACCGCGCCGTAACCAATCATTTCAGTATCTGAGAAAACCTCAAACGCTCGACTATTACCAGCAATATCAGCATCTAAAATATATGTCTTCCCGCTTTTCCATAACTGCTTTCTACATGCTGCCATGTACTTAGGTATTACAATGGAATCAACCGCCGCAGTACCATCTGAGCCGAAAACTTCAGGAGTCATCCAGTCGGCCTTGCCTTGCAGCTCAGCATAAAACGCCCCATTTAAATCAGGACTACCTACAGGCTCAGGGCTTGCGCCAGCTCTGACTATGTATTCCGCACCACCCGCCATACTCACTGAGTTGTGATAATCTGTTTTTAAGCGCTTACCGGCAGGAAATGCTATCGCACTAGAGGTCATAGAGTTAACGAAAGTGAAGTTATAAGCTTGTGATAGGTCGTTTATTAACTCTGCTGTAGCGCCTATAGTTTCTGACGGTTCTATAAACTCATCTCCAGTACCTTCTTTTGATATTATGTCGTAAGTACCGGAATCAACTTTAAAAAAATAATTCCCATTATCGTCAGACGTGACAGGGTTAGCTATCGGAGCATCGTTTACATCAAATAAACTAGCTGTTGCTCCAATACCTGGCGGAATAGACGCAACCCTTACCGTCACCAATGTGCCGATAGATGCGTTTAAATCTACCTTACTCGTCATAGGGTCAATAGCGTCATTTCTTGACACTGCGATACCGTTATATCCAATCATGTTTTTACCTTATGTTTATGGGTGTGAGCCGTTACCGTTTATGTATCTTGTTGGTGTTGCTCCGAAAAGGACCACTGTAGCGCCTGAGTCTAAAACACCATTGCCAGCACCACCACCGAACAGTATACCAGAATCGCCATCCTGACCCCAGCCGCCGCCATCGCTACCATTTTCACCGCTGTTCGGTATTAGTACTTGACCAACCCCACCGTTACCACCATTACCAATGATATCGCCATTAGTTCCATCGAAATACCCGTTGCCGCCAATGCCGCCAGTCCTACCAGCACCGCCGCCGCCACCGCCGCCCTCAAGTATTAATGATGGGTTGATTGTGAAGTCTGCGCCACCAGCACCGCCACCGCCAGGCGCTCTAATATATCCATCTGCAACCGGATTAGATGCTGAAGGTGTAGCGCCAGAAAAGTATATATCAGTATCAACGCCTTGCGCGTTATATACTGTACCGCCGTCAACACCTATTTCATCGCTATTACCACCTCGACCACCTTGCGCCTGACCGTCAAAACCATTAACTAGTATTATAATTATCTTTGAGCCAGGAGCGAACGCGCCAGCCCTGAATCCGGTAGCACCGAAAGAGTAAGATGTTAACACGAATGTTATAGTTACCGCTGTAGATGGCGCACCGGCAAGTATGTATAGATTTGACTCGCTTAGCGGTGAATCCAAAACTATCTCTGTATCATCTTCGAACGCTGCCTCATAAGTCATCGCGTTAACTTTGTAGTGGCGGCCATCCTTTGTATACATTGGGTTTATTTTCAATATCTGCGACCTAACGTTACTAGATGGTGAGCCGTCAGCCGCTTGGTCTACGGTTGTCCTCATATCTACAACGTCACCAGTACTAAAGTTTAAATGGCGCTCATCAGTAATAAACGTTCTGATAAATGGCGTAAACTTAAACCTACTAACGTACCTTTGCACTAACAAATCAGCAGCATTAGTACCTATAAGGCTGTTGCTTTTGAATAGTTTATCCTTGTGCTTACCGAAGAATTCATCACCAATTATTGTGTTATCTGAAAACTGCGAGCCTTTTTTATAGCTTGATACGCTATCGTCATCTGCTAGATTTCTTTTATCATAAAGCACTAGTGCCCTAGACGCTCTTATTGAATCTTGAGGCTTTTTAGTTATCGAGTATGCGTTTATCTCTTTTCCTTCAACAAGTGTAGATGATGATTGTTTCCATACACTTATAGCTGATAGTTTTGCTAAATTCTCTGTAGTTGAGAACCACAAATCCATTAGAAATCCAGATAGAACCTTTTTCAATACATCATTCACGCTTTCTGATTCGCTATGAAGTGTGTTTATTTTATCTGTTGCGTGCCACTCCGCCACTTCATCAGCCCATTCAGTGGCCGGTATTAATGAGGCATCAAAATCTGACTCAACTAGTACTCGCGCTATGAAGCTATCAATTGTTTCATTATCTGAAAGCTCACACAGGAATACTTCATCGCCTGAGCTATGATCATCAGCGCTCGTCTTAGTTAGCAATTCACCTGATATTGTGGCGAATATATCGCTACCTCTTGTGTTAACGGTTAGTGACGCAGTGGGTAGTAAGTTGTCAGTAACTCCGGTTATTTTAAAGAATTCATCACCTATTCTAACAGCGAAAACTCCCGAGTAATCGGTATCCCCATCAACAGGCAGAGATGTTACTGATGAATCGATATCTTGACGTAAAAAACTCTGTGTTGCCACTGGCCAAGTTTTCTCATTAAGATTAGCTAATGATAGTACATCTTTACATGCTAGCGTCCACGTCCCTTTACTACCTGCAATAAAGGAGTTTGCAACATAGTGCCTAGTTTGTGCGCCATTAACTAGGTCAACCGTTCCGTCAGGCTCTACCCTGTAAAGCTTTAATCTTACAGCTTTGTTTTCGAATATCTGTCTCGCAGATAATTTACCAAAGAATGAGCCTTGAGTTTTTACTGTTGGCGTAACTCCCGGAGCATCAATGTTAGGGTCTTGCTTTTCATCATCAGTAAATACTATCTTTAAAGAGCCTCTGCTTGATAGGCCATCGCCAGGCTTTAATTCCGTGGCAGTTTCACTGATTGATTTTATTACACGCCAAGGGCTACCGGGTAAAGGTACTGGGCAATTCTCATTTGTGAACTTGTATGTCTTGTATTCTCCGGCCCATGCTTGGTCACAGGTTAATGGGGTACCAAACCCAGGAGCGCCACCGATGGTACATGCACCAGTGATAACGGGGAGGTCTATTTCTAGTACCTCGAAATGCTCCTGCATTCTCATTGTTCTTGTTGCTTCAAAAGATGACATTTTATAACCCGTTGTAAGCTGTGAATTTTAATGTGATAACGTCTAGCTTTCTTGTTTCACCATGCGCGCCGATGCCGTGTTTAGGGTCAAAGCATATATAACTAGACTCCGGCTTATCGCTCTGCTCTTTAATAAAGAACGGCTGATCAAAGCTAAAATCAATAAAGTCTTGCCATACGCCCTCGGCAAATTCAGCCGTTTGGTTTCGTAGTAATAGATTACCCATTAGTGCCACGGACTTCCTCGTCCCTGCTACTGGCCCGACTTGCAAGTTAGTGGTTGTTTTTTGTGTTGTGTGACGATTTAACCATGCGCGCTTATATCCTGCTTGCTCACCAGCTGGTACTACTATGTGACGCCCAGCGGCGATAAAACTAACTGTGGTTTGGTGTGTATTGGGCACAGTGACAAATTTAACAATCAAGTCTTGAAACGCTTGCGCAGGAAACGTAAACATAATGTTATGATT